TGTTTTGCGATAAAGCTCACCGTCAGCCTGCCGTTGACATCATGCGCCGCTATGCACTCCAAGAAGATGGTGATGAACGGGGGGCACAAGCTCAGCGTTTTGAGTGTAAGCATTTAAATAAAGGCGGTGCGGCAGGCTATATCGCTAAATACATAGCCAAGAATATTGATGGTTATGCTCTGGAAGGTGAGATAGACCATGAGACTGGCCGATCATTGTCAGAGACTGCAGCAGCCGTTACTGCATGGGCTTCTACGTGGCGCATCCCGCAATTTAAGTCCATTGGTGTACCAACAATGGGAGCCTATCGCGAGCTGCGCAGATTACCGCGTGGTGTGAGCATCGCTAGCGAGTTTGACGAATTTGTCGAAGCTGCCAGAGCAGCAGCCGATGGTGGCGATTTTGCCGCATATATTTCTGCGCAGGGTGGGGCAAATGTCCCTCGCGACGAGCAAACGGTAAGAACTGCCCGCCAAGTGATTGATGAGTTAAACGAGTACGACGAAGAGATCCAGAAAATCATCGGCGTTTATGCTCCTCATCTTGGCACTGACCTCATCCACGAAACACGTACAACAAAATGGCGCATTGTCACCAAGGCTGTTGAAGTTGCCGTTCATCCTTTGAATTTAATAAGCGCCTCCGGCGCGCCTCGGAGTCCTGTCAATAACTGTGGGAAGGTTCAGATAGAACTTGAACAGAGTTTGCCTCCTACAGCTTCTGAGTACGCTACTGCCGTGATCAAATTAGTAGCGAGTGGTAATGTTGGATGGGATGAACCTGATGTCGCTAAGGTATTGGGAGACGTCGTAAGACGGCAAACGTTAAGAGTTACTTGCCAACAACAAAGTTTTAATCCTTCAAAGCCGCGTGATGTTGCCCCATCTTCACGATTAACAAAGGAGGAACGCGCCATAATTCCTTATATTTATAGAGAGCTTAAAGATAATGGCATTATTCCCATGCGATGGGAGCTAGAAATACTGGCCAGAGGGGGTATGGTAAACTTTAAGGATAAGGTGTTTATATATTTAGAAGGTAATAAAATCTTGGAGTGTAGAGAGTAAAAAAACAGGTTATGAAAAACCTTTTTTTCAAATGATAAAAGTGGTGAATATTAAAAATATAAGCACCACTTCTTAGTGTTTTAATCAATCATCATCGTCTGGGTCAAAAGATCCCCCTAAATAGATCTTGAGAGCAGCAAAAAGGTCTTCGGTTTTCTGAGGATCAAAAGTACCATCTTGCCAGCTATGACAATATCCTCTGATGCTATTTTTCGCCTGTCCTTTTTTTATTGATTTGTTTTTTACGCCGCTTTTATCTACAGGATCGTGATGCAAATCAGCATAAAAATTACGAACCATAATTAATTCGTCAGACGGTTTGTTAATGACAATATCTGCATAACATGTATCAATTTTTTTATATTCAGAACTCTTTAGATGGCCAAGCATTTCTCTAACTTTGTCTAAATTCCCTTGCTTAGTTGAGTACGCAACCCATTCGTGGTTGTACAAAAATTTTAGCCAGTTATTGAAACAAGTAGAGGATTTTTCCTTTTGAAAATAAATAATGAGCCCTGCATGTTTATCCCGTTTTACATAACGGCTTACTAATTGTAGTATTCCTTCGAAAATCTTGGTATTCCCATACCCGATTTTGGCTTCTGCAATCCACTTATAGTCACCTTCCAAAGGAGAGACTGTTATATCAACACTTCCGTTTTGTTTGGTCTGTTCAGAAGCAGAGTATCCCAGCTCTCCAAGCGACGTAACGATTGTATGTGATAGTTTGTCCTCATCATCACAATAATACTTATCGCTTGATCCTTCCATTCGTTGAATTATATTATCGATATCTTCATATAATTGATTTATGAATATCGACTCATTAGACGGCATGCGCCGCCTAATCAAGGTCTTGAATAATTCTGGGTCAACATTTAAATTATTCATAATTTATCAAGCAATAAAATGATAAGTAGGCAGGGTTGAAGTCTTCTATTTCATTTCCATTTAAATCAACAGGCTCTATATCCTCTTGATAATATGAGGAAAATTCAATAGGATCAATATCTAAAATGTCACGATCCTGATAGTAACAGTATTTGATATTGAAGAGGCGTGAATTCCCCCCACTGAAGTATTGGACGATCTCAAACAGTGCTTCATCATCCGTACATTTAGTAGCTTCTCTAAGCATCGGTATTGTATACATGTTTTGATGCATATTATTTTCAATATAGTCCAAGAGGAATATAGAGTAATCAAATTTCCTCTTATTTGCGAAAATAGAAGAATCTGATAGATCTTCTATTAATTTTCGCTGAATAGACAACATTGAACTCATTTTTTCACGCCTTCGCACGGATGAGTATGTCATTAATCACCCCATAATGGGTAAGATCGTCAGATGGTTGTTCAAAATAAAAAGACCCACAGAATTGTCTATTTAGCCAATCAGCTTTATTTGGCTCAAATCCTATTTCATTGTGATATTTATCATCTCTATTTTCAAAATCAAAACGAACTGCAACACCACAAACGTTATAATGACTTTTGTTGGATTTCTTACTTACTTGGCATTGTCTGGCATCGTATTGGGGGTTTGTGCGACAACGTAGCTGCGCATCATCACCATTGCTAATATCCATAAAGTCAGCTTGAACGATACGCCCATAACCTGCATCTTTGTAAATATTATCAATAGCTTTATAGAAATTAACAGAATCTAGCCCAAGTTGAATTTTTTGGCTGGTTAAGAAAGAAATGAAATGATCTCTCAAACCAGCCATGGCACCATCAATATGTCGTTTTCCTATTGAGCGATCAACTCTGTATTCAATACGGCTAAGATCATTTGGAATAAAGACCGTATTAAAGTATTGAGTCGGGTAAAGTGTACTTTGCATTCTTCTTGAGCCTGATACTTTTCTCAATAAAACATAAGAGAAGATTATTGCAGTACCGTCTCCCAGACTTTCAATAGCAGTCAAGTGATGTCCCGGAGTATTTGGTAACCCGGTATCTTCATCAAGTCTTGCGGGGAATATCTTTGCAAAGTGTGGGGTAAAATCCGTGAAACTTTTTAGCGCAGCAATCTTTGCACTATCTTGATTATTAACAATCTCATCAATAGAATAAACATTGTTGCACGACGTTATTATTTTAATCGCAATCCTTCTAAGGTTATCATAAGTTGCATTAGGATTGCTTGCAGATGGATTCTCCAAGCTTTGCTTCATTGATTCCACAGCGGACTCCCATCTCGACATGATTTTAAAGCCGTATTTTGTAGCAATACGCTTTAAACATGCTAGTTGGCCAGTTTGTGACAAACCTAACACTAATAATTCATTAGGAGTCAAAACTGGATTTTCAATATCGATTTCTACTTCAGCTTGTGCAGTCATTTTCGTCTCTGAAAATTTGAAGGGGGTATATAGCAAATGGATTGCATTAGATGATTATAAAAAGACCTTCTATCAGCCTTCCAAGTCCATTGGCGCTGCCACAGAAACCCTCCCAGATGAGTATGGCGTTCATATGGCTCTATAATTTTTAAGCTTCGTAAGAGTTACACGGAAAAATACTGTCCCTAAATATAAGATCTTATGCATTACTTTGCATCACATTGCATGAAAAAATAATTATTGATTTTTCTCTCTCATACCTGCATTGACGCCTTCCCAATAGCGATGAGACGATGCATCAAACGCAACACATAAAGCGGGCAGGCGTGGCGGGGATAGCATTGCGCGCAAACCCGCATTTTTATATTTATTCTCGCGCGTGAGCTCGCCGTGGCGGTGTTCTATGGATTGGGCCAGGTCTTGTGCGGTTCGGTGTGTTCGCTCCGTATTGCGGCGCTCATGGCCTTGAATAGGGCATAAAAAAACCGCCATTGTCCCGGCGGTTATGATCAGTTTATCAGTGGTTGGTTTTAAAGTTCATAATCAGTAAACCTGACCACCTCCTTTCCTACCCACTCGTTTAACTCCTTCATGCGTTCCTGCAACGGGACCAGCTCGTTACGCACAAAAACCTTTGCCGCTTTTTCAACATCCCCAAAGCCGCCGGTGTTGTTCGGGATAATGCCCATCATCTGCGGAGGTACCCGGTGCGCGCTGAGCAGGTCATCACGCGTCGCGTTTTTGATGTTAAAGAAATCATCCTTAGTCGCCACTTCGCTGAGGGGAATGATTTTGATCGCATCCGATTTTCCGCCGGGTGCGTGGTAGAAAATATTTTTAAAATTACCCGAACCCTTCGATTTGGTCATCATGTCGCGCAGTGCGGTCACGTCCTGCGAGTTTTGCGCCGGGTCAGTTACGTACATGACATAGCCCGCGTGTGCGCCGTTGAGGAAATATTTCCGACGGTACAGCGTCGCTGACTCATTAAGCCACGCGCTATTTAATGCGCTGAGGTATTCCGGCAGGCCGTACAGTTCCTGATTAATGTCCGGCTCTTGCAAATGAAATACGCCCCCCGGACAAAAGGCGTGAGGGGTTATGTAATTCTCCACGAACCAGTAAACATCTTCCTCAACACCCCGGCGTGTGTACTTTGCAGGTGATGCCTCCAGTTTGAGAAGCTGGCCGGTCACGCTCAGGCGTTTTTCGATGAACGCATTACCAAAAACAATGTAGTCCAGCGCGTAGCGGCTGAATTGCTGCTGAGAAAGCAGTGGGTGAGGGATGAACGTACTCGCCAGAATATTACGCTTAACGTACATCGGCGAACTGTGGTGAACGGCGGCTCGGAAGCTTTTAGCCAGACCGGAGAAAGTGACCGGCGGCTCGTACCATTTCCCGTTGCTGAGGCATTCCAGATAATTAAGAATATCGCGGCGATCCATCACCGTGGCCGGTTCGTCAAAGCGGAAAATCTCGCTTTTCTGGGCGCCGGATTGTGGCGTCAGTTTTTTATGAATGCGGTTTTTTTTACGGGTCATATCAGAACATCACCAAGGTGGATTTTATTTGTTTGCCGGAGGCGGCGGTCAACGGCTCGTTAATCAAAACATGCATCGTTGCCCACGCGACGTCGGCGTGGCTGGCTTCTTCACTGCGGCTCGCGCGGTAGGTGGATTTCGCCCCGCTGGCCGTCATTGTTTTCTGAATGGCCATGAATGACGCCGTGATATCAGTGTGGCCAGCGTCGTATTGCAGACAGCCACGATGGATGGTGTTTTTCGCTTTCAGCACCATTTCCGTTTTCACTTCCGGCGTGTATTTGATTTCACGCGCCGCCGGGTAAAACTGCCTGACGAGCTGATAAACGCCCTGACCCACGGTGGTGGCATCGATACCGATATATTCAACGTTATATTTTTCTGTCAGTGCCTCGATGGCTTTGGCCTGCGCATCAAAATCCATCCCCTGCCACTGGTGACGTTCAAGAATGCGGAAAATGCCGCCCGGCTGATCGGGTGGAGCAATGACCACACACCCGGCACTGTCGCCGCCGTTCGCTTCCGACGGGTCGTAACCAATCCACACCGGATTGTCATCGAACGGGTGAAAGACGTAGGGGTTAAAGTCCTGCCACTCTTCGAGACTGTCCACCATGCAGCCCTGCAACTCCTCAAACGGGAATACCGACGATTTATCATCGACAAATTCACACATCAGCAGATTCTGATATTCGGACGGGCTGTATTCGAGCGAAAGCTGGTTGATGTCGAACAGGTCGCAGCCCCCGGACAGCGCATCTTCCACGGTGACAATCTGCCGCCACTGGCCGTCGGCACATTCCCCCCCGGCGGCTAAATGGCTGTGGCTGAGGTCGAGCTGAATACGCTGGTCTTTGTGCCGACGCCCTTTATTAAATAACTCCCCAGACCAGAACGGATAGGCGCTGTGGGCAAGGCTCGACGGTGTGGAGAAATAGGTGGTACGCCATTTTTTATGCAGCGACATCCCGGAGGCCACTTTGCGCAGCTCCTGAAATTTAGGGATCCAAAAATATTCATCCAGATAAAGATTGCCGGTATAGCTCTGCGCGGTGCGGATATTTGTTCCGAGAAAGAACAGGCGCGCCCCGTTTGAAAGCTGCATCGGATCGCCTTTGAGGTCTACGTCAACCTGACGGGCAAAGTCGATGATGTAATTTTTAAAGACGTGCGCCTGTGATTTACTGGCCGAAATAAATATTTGATTACGTCCGGTGGTCAGCGCATCAAGCAGTGCCTCGCGGGCAAAAAAGAAGGTCGCGCCAATCTGGCGAGATTTGAGAATATTGCGGATGCGGTGCTGTAAACCTGCCTGATGCCAGCCGCGCTGATACTCAAACGCCTCATCGAGAAAAATGTCACTGAGTTTGGCGATAGCGTCATCCGTGAAAACATTTTTCTCCGCCTTTTTTCGCTCCCCTTTGTTGCGGTTCGCCACGTTCGGATTTAAATCCGCTTCGCTGCCTGTGGACATGTAGCGGTTAACTCTTGCGAGACGTTCAATCTGTCGGCCTAGCAGGTCGATTTCTTTAAAATCCTGCCCCTCTTTTTTACTCTTCATCACCAGTTGAATGACCCGCGCCTCGATGCTGGTTTCAATGCGCGAAATCGGGGCGACGGCGTCCCATTTTTCGCGCTGTTTCCAGCTCTGCACTGTGGGTTTTTTCAGACTGAGCATTTCCGCTATTTGCGTGACGGAAAAACCCTGCCAGTAAAGCAGTGTCGCCTGTCTGCGCGGGTCGCTGATTAATCCTGCGTTGTTCTCGGTCATTGTGTCGCTCCGCTGAATGGATGAGCGTCACGCTACGCAACCGCTCACACCCTCGCATTAACCCCCTGTTGTGTAATGGATCGTCAGACGGCCACCGCTGGCCGTGCGGGCGTCAGGCCGGGAAACTAGCCCCGAACTTAACTCCCACTCAGGACATCTGAACAATGGCAAAGAAAGTATCGAAGTGGTTTCGAATCGGCGTTGAGGGCGATACCTGCGACGGCCGCAATATTGAGGCAAGCGACATTCAGCAAATGGCCGCAGCGTTTGATCCGCGCGTCTACGGTTGCCGCATCAATCTGGAGCACATCAGAGGCTTATTACCCAGCGGTGACT